CTGGGATGCGATCTACTGCGCCCTGGAGCGCGCGTGTCGGGCGGCCGGGGACCAGGTGTGGGTTTCTAAGAGGAACTTCTAGATCGCGCAGGCGTGCGCGAGGGAGCAAGAGATGCCGAGAATCAACTCAGTCAAGAAGGCGCGCAAGGCGCAGGGCAAGTGCGGACGCTGTGGCAAGGACATTGCGGTCGGCGACGGCTACATCTGGATCAAGCCCCGGTACGGCGGGAAGCGCGTGCGTTGCTCGGACCCCAAGTGCCGGTTCCGATCGTCCGATCTCACCGGCTCGGACAAGTTGAGCCGAGTCTACTCCGCGCAGGAGGAGATGGAGGACTTCATCGCGGACTGGGACGGGGACGAGGGCGACGTGAGTGCTCTCAAGGATGCCCTGGAGCAGGCCGCCTCGGACATTCGCGAGGTCGGCGAGGAGTACCAAGAGAGCGCGGACAACATCCGCGACTCGTTCTCCGAGAGCAGCACAGCCGACGAGTGCGAGGAGAAGGCTCAAGAGCTGGAGGGGTGGGCTGACGAGATCGAGAGCGCTATGGACGAGTTGGCGGACTTCGAGCCCGACGAGGACGAAACGAAGAAAGCGGACGGGGAGCCTCGGGACTCTGAAGGCCGCACCCTGCACATGTGGCGTGAAGCCATGATCGAGGCCGCTGAAGGTCCCATGTCCTCCTGCCCCGTCTGAGCCCTGAGAGCCCCTACAGCGCCAGGAAACGACCCTCCCGCTGGCCCTGCCTGCCAGGTTGCTCTATGATGGTCAAGATGGCTAGACGATCCAGACCGAAGCCTCCGGGCCGGAGCACAAGGTTCAAGAAGTTGCGATCCCTCGGCTGCTTTCAAGAAGTCTATGACCGCCTCTGTGCTGGGTGGCCGCTGGCTCAGGTGGCAAGGTTCATCCAGGAAGAGCGCCGAGAGTACACCTCCATTTCTCGCACCGGCCTTGAGCAGCAACTCGCTGAATTTCGGAAGCAGATGCCTCCAGGGGACCTCGTGCAGAAGCGGTTTCCTGATGTCTTCGACAAGGCTAAGGAAGCAGTCGAGGAAGGGATCGACGAACTGAAGGAACTGGAGGAGCTGTATCGCATCCAGATGCACCGCATCGGTGTGGACTTCGCGACCGAGAAGGGCATCGGCAAACTCATGCCTTCGATGACTGCGGAGATCCGAGAGGCCAGGAACCTGCTCAAGGACATGGCTGAACTTAAGTTGGAGATGGGAGTTCTCGGTCGAGCCCCCCAGGGTGTGAATGTGAACGTCGGCGTGGAGGTCGAGGCGACACTGACAGAGGACGTCATGGCCCGGTTCGGAGACGGGGCCGTCAAGAAGGTGCTTCAGGACCCGGAGTCGCGTCGAAAGGTCATGGGGGTGGTGGAGCGCTTCATGAAGCTACCAGCGCCCTCTGACGACACCAACTAGGTTGAACTATGATCGAGTATGAAGAGGGCCATTGGCGGTCTGTACGAACGCCACAGGAGGGGACTGGACTCCTGGAGAAAGACCTGGAGACCCTAACGCCTGAAGAGCGTGAGACGATCGAACTCATCCTTGCCGAGTTGAGTGACCCTGCGGACTCGGCCGGGCTGCTCCAGACCATCGGCAACCTGGAGTGGGTTCGTACCCCTGTGGACATGCAGACGTTCGTGATGGACCCCTACTACTTGGGGAACACTTGCGACAACCTGTATCCCAAACTCCTCGAAGACCTCACGACGCTGTTTGATGAGGGCTACCGGGAGGCGATCCTCACAGGGGCGATCGGCTGGGGTAAGACCTTCGCGGCGTCCATCGGCATCTGCCGGCTGCTCTACATCTTGTCGTGTATGAGGGACCCGCACAGGTCGTTCGGCATCGCAGCGAACTCGAACATCTCGATCGTCTGTCTCTCGGTCAACGAGATCCTGGCGACCAAGGTCGCCTACGAGAACATCGCGACGAAGATCGAAGCGAGCCCCTACTTCCAGGAGCACTTCCCCTTCGAGAAGACCAAGAAGGAGCTTCGGTTTCCCAAGAAGGTTTGGGTCGCGGCTCGCGCCTCGAATGACGGTTCTGTCCTCGGTCTCAACGTGATCGGTGGCCTTTTGGATGAGACCAACTTTATGCCCAAGGCGACCAAGGGGCAGGACCCGAGGTTCAACTTACAGGACCGGGCCGAGGTGCTGTACAACGCCATGCAACGCCGAATGAAGTCCAGGTTCGAGCGCAAGGGCCGCTTGCCGGGTATTCTCTTCGTCGTCTCCTCGAAGCAGACCAACGACGACTTCACGGCCAAGCGGATCAAGGAGTCGGCCAACGACCCGACCGTATTTGCTCGCGACTACTCGTTGTGGGACGTGAAGCCGGACATCTACTACTCCGGCGACTGGTTCCATGTGGTGGTGGGCAATGAGCAAGCTCCCAGCCGGATCATCGAGGAGGGAGAGGACATCGATGAGGTGAAGGTTACCCTCCCGGAGGACTGCGTAGTGATCGCGGTCCCGGAGGACTTCCGAGGGGACTTCGAGAACGACCTAGAGGGCGCCATTCGAGACCTCGCTGGGGTGGCCACGGTCTCGGTGAGCCCCTACATTCAGCGCCGGACCAAGATCATCGACGCCATCCGTCCAGACATGCAGCATCCTTTCAGCGTTCAGGTCTACGACCCCTCGCAGCCGGGCAAGTTCTACTGGCACAAGATGTTGAGACCGTCGGACGACTCGGAGGCGGGGATGAGACCCATCCTGAGCCCTTACGCGCCCCGGCACATCCATATCGACCCTTCTCTGTCAGGGGACTCGACCGGATTCGCGATGGGGCACATCTCAGGGTGGAGGGATGTTGTTCGGAGAGACGACGAGGGGAACAGGTACTCGGAGCGAGCCCCAGAGATCACAGCGGACGTGGTGTTGAAGATCGTACCCCCTATTGGAGGGGAGATCATCCTCGGGGAGGTACGAAAACTCGTCTACCAGTTGAGCAGGCATGGGTACATGATCACCTGTGTCTCGCTCGACTCGTGGAACTCGGCCGATGCCATTCAGAAGTTGAACCAGAAAGGCTTCAACGCGATTCAGCTCTCTGTGGATCGGACGATGGGGCCTTATGATCTGTTGAAGACGGCTCTCTATGAGAACCGACTCTACTACTATGACTACCCGGAACTCCTTCGCGAGCTGCGTGAGTTGGAGCACGACCGGGCGAAGAGAAAGGTGGACCACCCGTTGCGTGGGTGCTTCGTAGGAGACACGCGAGTGCCGTTGCTGGACGGCACGCATCCTCGAATCGAAGATCTCGATGGAAGAGAGGTGTGGGTGTACTCCGCCCGTCCGGACGGAACCGTTGTCCCTGGGAAGGCGCAAGGGCGTCTCACGAAGAGCGCTACAGAGCTTGTCGACGTGCTCCTGGACAGTGGGGCGGTGGAGCGTTGCACGCCTGAGCATCTGTGGATGTTGAGGGACGGGTCGTATAAGGAGGCGCGGCACCTACGACCTGGAATTGATCGTCTTATGCCCGTGAACAGGCAGTGGCCGGTCAATGGAGGGTACGAGAGAATTACGGATCGTAATCGGATGAAGGTGCTGACACACCACGCGGTGTGGTCTGCGATGCACGGGAAGTCAGTTCCAGAGGGTTGTTGTGTGCATCATCTGAACCACGTGAAGACGGACAACCGCCCAGAAAACTTGGAATTGGCGCTTCTGAGGGCTCATGCTCGTGAGCACACCTCGGAACGCCACCGCGCCGATCCCAAGTGGCGGGAGTGTTTGTACGAAGGCGCGCGCCGGTTCAATGAGAGCCCTGAAGGCAGGGCCAAGCACGCTGAGGCGATGCGGAGGACGAATGCACAGCGGAGCGAAGAGGACTGGAAACGGGCTGCGAGGAAGCGTGCAGCTTTCCGATCAGATATCGATTCTTCAACTTTGGAGAAGGTGAAAGACGATCCAGAGGCTACAAATGCTAATGCTGCGGCTCGTATTTTAGGGTGCGGTCGGAATGTAGTGGTGCGCGTTCTTCGCGAAATGGGGTTCAAGACGTGGGAGGAGTACCGGGGCGCGGAGACTGGGGATAACCACAAGGTCCGGGCAGTGATCCCGGTTCGATTGGAGAGCCCGATTCCGGTGTACGATCTAGAAGTCCACGAGCACTCGAACTTTGCGCTATGTTCAGGGGTCTTTGTCCACAACTCGAAGGATGTCTCGGACGCTCTGGCTGGCGTCGTCTGGACACTTACTGAAAACTCTTCCTCGCTTCCTCTGGCGATCCTACGAAGTATCCCGGACCATGGGGATGCCTGGATGCAGGAGCACCAGCAAGCGGCTCTTGCACGTAGCTACGGAAGTGAGGATGTCGCAGATATGAGCGATGACCTTACGGCTTTGCCTCCATTTCTGGTAGGCTCTGGGAGCGGATGGGATAGCTGATCGGTTTCCACGGTCGGCTGCATGTGGTACTAGAACACCATGGACAGTGAACTTGAACGGCAACTTACGGAGATCTTCGGCGGCGGCATGAACGTGGCTCCCGGAGGGACCGGTGCCGTTCTCACACGCCCCTCGAAGCTGTCTTTGGACGTCGCGGCGCAGGCTGTTCGAGCTATGCCGCTCGACGGGGTGTATCGGGATTTGGGGGTTGTCGCAGCGCGAGTCTTGGCGGACGAACTGGAGAGCAAGGCTCTTCGGCCCGCTGACTACTCCAACCTCCCTGACCTGCCCAAGGTTGTCGCGAAGCGTCTCGTCGGCTACCTGCTCAGGTCGGAGGAGTTTGCTCGGTCGTTTGCCGAGCACCTGGCCGCGAGGGGATAGTGGGCGCTGTACAGAACGTCATTGATCGCCTCCGTGGTGCGTTCGTATCGGACAAGGAACGGGGCGGCCAACTGCTCGCGAAGGGCAGCACCTCTCCCACATATCCTGACTCCGGGTACGACTTGCTCCAAGCCTACGGATACGACGCACTGTCGGACTATCTGAGGCTGGAGCACGATCTCCTCTCTCGCTATGTGGACTACGAGGAGATGGATGACTACCCGGAGATCGCTTCAGCTATCGACATCTACGCGGACGACGCCTCGCAGCCGGACACACAGCTCCAACGGACAGTATGGGTGTCGAGCCCGGACAAGACCCTTCAGGGTGTTCTGGACGACCTCTTTTACAAAAGGCTTCGACTCGACGAAGAGATCTGGGAGATTGTCCGTTCGCTGGTGAAGTATGGAAACGACTACGAGGAGATGCTGGTCACGGGCGATGGCGTGGTCGGTCTGAACTTCCTTCCGGCGCCTACGGTCCGTAGGGTGGAAGGCCCTCGTGGCGAGTTGTACGGTTTCGTACAGGATTTCAAGGGCCGATTTGGGTACTGCCTGGCTGAAGGTTCGCGCGTGTGGGGTCTCAACGGCTTGACACAGATCGAGCAGTTCGAGGCGGGGCGGGCGGTTGCTGGGTGCCGGGGCATGGAGCAGGAGCCGTTTGTAGTGCGCCAGAAGCACGCGAGCGGCGTCAAGAAGGTGTTTCGGCTGAAAACTCGCCACCGGGAGGTCTATCTGACCGAGGACCATCCGGTGCTGGTGCAGCATTCCAAGAGCCTCCGAAAGTGGGTGAAGGTCAAGGATCTTCAGGTAGTTCGGTACGGGGGCAAGAAGCGGAACATCGACTACTCGCGGACTTCCAAGATCGTGATCAGCACGAGGATGCCCAAGGGGGAGGTCCCAGAGTGGTCGTCGGTGTGGTCCGAAGACCCGTTCGATGTCGCTTGGGGCGACAAGGGCTCTCCGACCGAGGTGTACTTGCCGCCGCGCCCCTCGGAGGACTTCTGTCGTCTCTTTGGGTTCATGCTCGGGGACGGGTGGACAGAGGACCGCAAGGCGTACTTTGCCAGAGGCGAGTACCCGGAGCAGAACGACTACTACGACGGCCTCCTGCGAAATCTCGGTCTGAGCCCGACCGTGCGTGAGATCCCAACCGGAGGGGAGCAGACGGTCGTCAGTTCTGTTCGATTCTGCCGACTGCTCGACTCGCTAGGCTGGATCAATGGCTTCGATAACAAGCGGGTGCCGTCGTGGGTGTATGCGCTCCCCGAAGGGCACCGAGAGGCGCTGCTCCGTGGTTTCCTCGACGCTGACGGGTGGTCGAGCAAACAGCCGGGGCGGCGTCTTCGTTATTTTTTCGAGATCGCGAACTACGACTTGGCCCGCGACCTGAAGAATCTGATTGATGGGCTCGGGTACAAGTGTGGGAACATTTCCAGTCGTCAGCGCGAGCCTGGAACCGTGGTCAACGGGAAGGTGATTC